CGATCTCACCTAATGCACAATTCTTCCGTACAGACAAGCAGGGTTTCTTACCGAAAATGATGCTTGAAATGTATGAAGATCGTAAGAAGTACAAAAAGCTGATGCTCAAAGCACAGCAAGAGTATGAAGATGAAAAAGATGATTCAAAGAAATATGAAATCGAGAAGTTAATTGCACGTTATAACAATCTGCAACTAGCCAAGAAGGTTTCATTGAACTCAGCATACGGTGCAATGGGTTCACAATATTTCAGGTTCTATGATTTACGCATAGCACTAGCTGTAACTTCAGCAGGTCAATTGTCTATTCGTTGGATTGAAAACAAACTAAATGAATATTTAAACAATTTACTGAAAACTGAAAAAGATTATGTTATCGCCTCTGACACAGATTCGATTTATCTTAAACTTGGTCCACTGGTTGAAAAAGTGTATGGCGCGGGAGGCAAAGTATCGATGCCTACCGATAAAGTTATCGAGTTTATGGATAATGTATGCGAAAAGAAGTTGCAACCGTTTATTGATGAAAGTTATAAAGAACTTGCTGATTATGTACATGCGTATGACCAAAAAATGATCATGAAGCGTGAGGCACTTGCAGATAAAGGTATCTGGACTGCCAAGAAACGCTACATTCTCAATGTCTATAACAATGAAGGCGTTCAATATAACGAACCACACTTAAAAGTTATGGGTCTTGAGATGATCAAGTCTTCGACACCATACGCTGTACGTGAGAAGATGCGTCAACTAATCAAGTTGATTATGGTTTCGGATGAATCTGAAATACAGAATTTTATCTCAGAGTTTAGAGATAAATTTAAATCATTACCTGCGGAAGACATTTCGTTCCCACGTGGATTGAATGGTTTACAAGAATACTCTGATTCAGTAACTCTCTACAGAAAAGGAACACCGATTCATGTTAAGGGTGCAATACTTTATAATCATTATCTGAAACAATTAAATCTTACTAACAAGTATCCTTTGATACAAGAAGGTGAGAAACTGAAGTTTACGTATTTGAGGACACCAAATCCATTTAAGGATACTGTTATATCATATCCAACACGTTTACCTAAAGAGTTTAATCTACAGGAATACATTGATTATGATACACAGTTTGAGAAAACATTCTTGGAGCCAATTCAAGTTATTTTAAATTGTTTGAATTGGAAAGCTGAAAAGCAAGCAACTTTAGAAAGTTTCTTCGGATGATACACGCTATATTACCATTTTTGACTGCTATTGCTTTATCTGCAATTGCAGCGTACTATTCTGTAATTGGTCTTGCACAGATATTTCCAGGTTCATACTGGCCAATTATTATTATGGGTTCTGTGCTTGAAGCAGCAAAATTGGTAACAGTCTCATGGTTACATACGCATTGGAAAGATACATTCTCTGCGATGAAATTTTATTTCCTGACTGCCGTTATACTACTAATGGCAATCACTTCGATGGGTATTTTTGGTTATCTTTCAAAGGCACACATTGAACATTCATCAAGCATTTCACCATTAGTTGAAAAGGAAATGATTTATGAGGAGAAGATTAAAACCCTCAAAGAGAGTATCGAGGCTAATCGCAAAAATGTCCTCCAGTTGGATGCGGCGGTTGATCAAGTCATGGCAAGGTCAACGGATGAAAGGGGTGCGGAAAGGGCGAATCAAATCCGCAAAACCCAACAGAAGGAGCGCACACGACAGGCTGATGAGATTGCTAGGGCGCAGACCGAAATACAGAAAATTACGGAGGAAAAGTCTCCTATATCCTTGGAAATTAAAAAGGCTGAGTCGGACTTGGGGCCTATAAAATATGTGGCAGATGTAGTTTATGGGACGCAAGACCGAGACTTGATAGACAAAGCAGTACGACTAGTTATATTTGTAATTATTGTGGTATTTGATCCACTTGCGGTATTGTTGCTGATTGCTGCCAATCAAACTTATCGTAGATTGAAACAAGATAAACAAACAAAACCTGAACCAATAAAGGTAATTAAAAAAAAGAAAATTGACAAGGCAACAACGCCTAGTTTAGAATCATTCTTTGTAGATGATAACCACACTGTTATTGCCAAAGATAAAATAGCTGACATGAATGGAGATATGAATGAGCGTTCTTGATAGATTAAAGAAAGGTTCGACGATTAAAGACTCGTCGATACTTGCAAAGTCACAGTTCTTTACAGAAAAAGACATGATACAAACTGATGTGCCTATGATAAATGTCGCACTATCTGGTAATCTGGATGGTGGATTGACACCTGGATTGACTATGTTTGCAGGTCCATCAAAACACTTTAAAACGGCATTTGCTTTGCTGATGGCATCGGCATATATGAAGAAGTACCCTGATGCTGTAGTACTGTTCTATGATTCAGAGTTCGGTACACCACAAGCTTACTTTGATACATTTAACATTGATACTGATCGTGTTCTACATACACCAATTACTGATGTTGAACAGTTGAAGCATGACATCATGGTACAGATGCAAGAAATTGGCAAGGATGATAAGGTTATTATTATTCTCGATTCGATTGGTAATCTAGCATCCAAGAAAGAAGTTGACGATTCTATTGAAGGTAAAACTGTAGCAGATATGAGTCGTGCCAAACAGATCAAAAGTTTGTTCCGTATGGTGACACCGCATTTGACAATCAAAGATATTCCAATGATTGTTGTAAATCACACATATAAAGAAATTGGTTTATATCCTAAAGACATCGTTGGTGGTGGCACAGGTTCTTATTATTCAGCAGATACAATTTGGATTCTTGGTCGCCAGCAAGAAAAGACCGGAACTGAAATCACAGGATACAACTTCATCATCAATGTTGAGAAATCACGTTTTGTTCGTGAAAAGTCTAAGATTCCTGTAGCAGTTTCATTTGATGGTGGTATTCAAAAGTATTCTGGTCTAATGGACATTGCACTTGAAGGTAACTTTGTAAATAAACCATCCAATGGTTGGTATGCAAAAGTTGACCAAGAGACAGGTGAGATTGGTGATAAGAAACGCTTTGATGATACGCAGAATGCAGAATTCTGGAATGATATTCTTGCTAGTGAGAAGTTTAAAGAATATGTAAGGAAACGATATGAGATCACGTATAGTAGCATTCTTGGACAAGATGACGTTCTGGAAGAGGAAGCAAGTGGGTTATAAAGAAGGAATAGATTACCAATTTATACCATCTGATGATGAACAAATTACAGCACTTGGCATACTGAAAGGAAAGTATGCCGGTGTGCTGTATCATTATGGTAAAGCAAAGGTAATCGAAGAGGGTGAGTTTGCTCGATTGTATTTTGATTATACGATTGAGCATTCTCCGAATTTCACCGTTCATGATTTGACAATTGATCAAGAATTTCATACAATGATTGGTGATATACTAACAGACATTCTACTGAAACAATCCAATGAAACGATTAGAAACGACAATCCTCAAGAATTTAATATACAATGAGGCATTTGCACGTAAGATTTTACCGTTTATCAAGATAGAATACTTTTCAGATTCCACAGAGAAAAATGTATTCACAGAGATAAATGAACACATCAATCAGTATAAGCATCTACCTACATACGAATCACTCGTAATTAATTTCACAGAATCTAAGACGTTAACAGAAGAACAAGTTCGCGGTGCAGTTGAATTAATTCGTGAAATTAATGCAAATAAAGATGAACCAACCGATACAGAATGGTTAACCGATCAGACTGAAAAGTTCTGTCAAGATAAGGCAATCTATAATGCCATCATGGAATCGGTTCGCATTCTTGATAATAAGGTAGACAGTCAATCCAAAGGTTCTATACCAAAACTCTTGAGTGATGCGCTTGGGGTATCATTTGATTCATCTGTAGGACATGATTATATTGATGACTACAGCAGTCGGTTTGATTTTTATCATCGTCATGAAACCAAAATACCATTTGACTTAGACATCTTCAATAAGATTACCAAAGGTGGCATACCAAATAAAACATTAAACATTGCACTTGCTGGCACTGGTGTAGGTAAATCTTTGTTTATGTGTCACGTGGCTGCATCAGCAATGTCGCAAGGATTGAATGTTCTGTACATCACCTTGGAAATGGCAGAAGAAAGAATTGCAGAACGAATTGATGCCAACTTATTGAACATTGATATATCTGATCTACATACAATCAGTAAGTCAGATTATGATCGTAAGTTCTCAGCACT